CACCCGCAAAGGAGGATTCAAACCTGATAGCCTCACGGACTGCCGCGGCCCCTATCGCGGTCAATGCCGCCGTGACACCCAAGGACAAGGCAGCCGCCTGCCTGAGCATGACTGTGCTAGTTGCCCGCATGGAGCCCTCTGCCGATCTCAACCCGGCAGTAAGGCGGACCGCATCCGCGGTGAGCTGCACGTACAACGTTCCTAAGAATCCAGCGCCTTCAAACATAGGTCAGTTTTTCTGTAGATTGATTTTGAGTGCCGACGTCCAAGCCTTCTTGGAGGCCTCACTCTTTCTTTCCGCAGCCGTCACTTCCCTCCACTGGAACAAGAAATCCTGGATCTTAACACGTCCAGGATTCTTTACATTGGCCCGTCGGATCTCTGCGGCAATTTGAGCCATATAGTGATCGGCCTTCCCGTGTTGTCTATCATCCCACTGAAGGAACTCTAGCCATTCCAGAAACTCGGTATAGGTCACCCTACGCTTCAACAGCCCAACCGGGAGGCGCAGGTGAGAGGCGACCCTATACCAATTCAGCCTCTCACCTGTCAGTCTTTTGGGGCTTCTTCGACCTTCCCCTCCACATTCAAGTGGTTGAGCTCCTGGGCTGCTTTGTAAAGGTTAGACACGACGGAGGCGGGCCAACCCTGGATCTCTTGTGGGGTGACTGACTTCCCACCCCGGAAGAGACAGACGGCGAGTAGCTCGGCTTGCATCCCGTCAAACTTCTTGATGCCAGCCGGCTTCCCTTCGTTATCGAACTTCATGCGGGAGGAAAGGCGGTCGAGGTAGGAGTCGCGGGCGGATGCCGTCATCTCCCGCAACTCCAGCTCCGCCTCGGTTCCATCCTCCAACGCCAAGGCCACCGGGACCGCCCCGGACTTCAGTGTGAATCTCAGACTCATATTACTTCGATGTTACTTCGCTTTAGGTGCTGCCGGTGAACGGATCATATACCGGGGCCACTGTGTCGCCAGTATCGGGATCAGTAAGGCTCGGTTGTACAGTAAGGGTAGCTGTAGGTTGTTCTCCCTCGGTGAACGCCGCCGGAGTGAACTCCTCGATCCAGCCATAGAACTCGATGGTCGAGCCGTCCGGGAACGTCACGGTGATGAGCTGGTTGACTCCCACTTGGGCAACCATCTGAGGGACTACCTCGGTAGCAAACGCCACGGTGGCGCTTACGGGAGACAGACTCTTCAGTTGCCGTGGGGCGTTGGTTCTCCACACCGTTGTACGCATCGTTGTGGTTTCGATCGGGCCGCCGGAAGTAATGCCAGGCGGTGTGACCTCCTTCTCGTAGAGCTTCACGGTCGGGAGGTTTTCCAGTGTGATGATGGTTGAAAAGCCATCATCCAGTCTCGTTGCACTTGTCATATCTTATGGTTTCCTTTCATGTTTGCTGCGAAATGGTGATCGTCATATTCGCCGCAAAGTTATGCAGCCGCCTGTTGCCGATTTCATCGATTCCCATTGGTATCATTGCACCGCTACGTGAAACATTGTGGACAGTATAGACTTCCTCCTCCGAGAACACAACGGAAACTTTCTGGACGGCATCCAATCCTCGAGTGATCGCCGTGATCTTAGACCATACTGCCGTGTAAGACTTGCCACGCACCCGGATCTGGATGCCAGGGTGTTCGATGACTTCACCCGACTCCATGATCCGGCCATCCAGGGCCCCGGCCGTATCGTAAACACACACGGCCTCGTCCGGGGTGTCCGGGAAGAATCCCACGAACGCTTCCCACCCCTCTGAAGTATCCACGAGGGACAAGTCGATCAACAACTGACGGATGATGTCGGCGGGTGACGTCATCTGATCCTCGCGTGGGTGAGTATGATTTGCCGCAAGGTAGCCCGTAGCCTCCTGGCCGGCTCCTCCAGGAATTTAGATTGGCCCCTTCCCTGCGGGTCCCAATATCGTCCCCGATGTGGGCTTGGACGGGGCTGGCCCCTGAGCTTCATCTCCAAGTTCTCGTGGACATAAATGGCATAGGAGGCTGTGTAACCGACGCTCGCCTCCGTGTTGTATCCACGGCCCGTGACCCGGGTAAAGGCCGATGCCTTGAGGGCTCCGAAGTCCACCGGGACTAGTCGTTGGCTCTCCCGTTGCAAGGTCAGCCCGGCAAGCCTCACCCCGCGGGAGACGCCGGCGGCCAGGGCGAGGTTCCTCCTCCGCAGGTTTGCGAGGACTACGTTAAGTCCGGTGATATCGCGGATCTGTGCCATTACAAGTAAGCGGTGAAAAGTGTTTCGGTGGCCCGGAGGTTAGGAGTGCGGTCGAATCTCCTGATCTCGAAGGAGGTGGTTACGGACAACGGGTTGCTAGGTGTCTCGGAGTCCAATTCTCCAAGCATTAACCTGTCCCCGGGAGTCATCACCCGGTCGGTGTACACAACGGACCGGGAGGATTGTTTCTCCCCTACAATATCCAAGAACTCCACAACAGCATCATCCCACCGGACCGCGATCTCTATGGGCTCGGCAAAGGAGAAGGTCCCGTAGTGGTCGGCCAACAACCGCCTCCACCAAACGGCCCGCTGCTTCCGCATTTTAACGATGATGCTCATTTGAGGGAGGCCTCCAGAAAACTTACACAAGGAAACACCCGCAGCTTAGAGGATCCGTCCGTCACATTGAACACCTGAATCCCCGGAGGGAGCTCCCTCTTTAGGGTATCAAAGCCACGGATGTGCCGGGTGAACGAGTCCTGGCTGATCCCTTTGGTTTGGTGTTTGTGCCAGTGGTGTTCCTTCCCTTGGAAACACATGTCAAAACCTAATAGGAAGATCCTCCCGGCTCCCAGTAGGACGGCGAGGTTGAGGGCAACGGCCCCGGTGGAGGCATTGAATCCTAGGGAGTCCCCGGTATGGAACCCGTCCCGCACCCGCTTCATATTGAGGATGCCAGGGACGTTGAAGTTCTCCATCCCGTTACTATTAGTCACGGCCCGGTTGGGGAACTTCTCCAGGTCCCACTTGTTCTTGTGCCACCAACCAACGTCCGCGAAGCAACAGATCTCCACGATCTCCGGGCCCAGCCGGAAGGCATCATTGCACCCGATAACATGGAGGCCGGTGAGCTGGGAGAAGTTGAAACCAATCAGGGAGGCGCCTCCTCCAATGATGAAGGCGTCCTCCCCATCCCACTCCCGACTGGGTGTCCACGGATTCATGGATGCTTCGGATGGGACGGCCCGGCATAGTGGTTTGGGAACCGGGGACTACCTATGCCATTGTTTTTGGAGTCGGGATGACTTCCTCCAGGACCGGCCAACGAGGAGCCAATCGCGATCCAGGCCGCCACTACAATTACGATAAAGAGGATGTTCTTTAGTTTCATTCGTCGGGTTCTGTTCCTAACCAAGTTACACTCGCCTGCCTCCGTCCCTTCTTGGAGGAAAGACTTCTCAGGAGCCCGGAGGAGTCGAGCACCATTGCTTGTTGGCCGTATCTCGTAAGGTCGAGAGCGAGATCCACCTTGCTTTCATAGGAGGCCCCGACCGTCCCGGCTTTTTCCTGGGTAGTACGAGGGTCCCTGATTGCGTAAAAGTGGGCGGACAACCACCTCTCAATGAGCTCCAGCCGGGTTGCATCGTGGCCGGAGTCCGTTGCGATTTCATCCACGAGGGCCGAGGCAGTCTCGATGAAAGGAGTGAGGCTGATCGCAGCATCAACCTCGATGATCCCTTCGACCGCTCCAGATGTAGTTCTAATGGCCATTTAATCCCTTATTCGTCGTCCTCTTCCACCACGGGCTTCTTCACTGTCTTCTTCTTTGGAGGTGTTCCCGGTGTCGGAGGCGGACCGGCGGACCCGGCCGAAGACTCCACGGTGTCCGGCAGTCGTTCAAACTTCCCGGTGAACAGTTTGACGAGGTCTTGGGGAGAGCTGACGACCTGTCCCTTCACGTATCTTTTCCGGTCCTGATAGTGGGTGCCGGCGATGACTCGAAACTTCATATGCTTTTTAACCGTTCTGATCACTGGCTGCCCCGCCAGGATCTTTAGTTCATTGTTTACCTAAAAAGCTGCCGGAGGTGGGCGATTCCTCCGGCAGCCGCATCCGCGCTCTCTAACCAAACCTTACGCCGTGCTGCCGTGGACAATCCCGGTGTTCCCGTTGAAGTCCGCCCTCAACTGGGGCACCAAGATCGCCATGACCTTGAAGTTCAGGCGCATCCCGCCTTCCTCTTCCCACTGCACAGTGGTGATGTCCATCCCGACCACTTCCCGGATGACGTCGGAGGTCTGCTGCACCAGGAGCAAGGTGAACACCCCGCTGCCCAGGTAGTCGGCCGTCCGCACATCCGTAATGCCGGCGATCTTCTTCAACCGTTCCCGGAGGGTAGCGTCACCCTTGGTCGTCGAATAGTCGTCGTCCAGGTATTCGTCCCAGGCCGGCGCATTGTACAGGACCCACGGGCCGTAATGGAGGTGGTCCTGGCTGGCTTGCCGCATCGACAACACCTCGCGCACCGTGATCAACGGAGTCCAACCCGTATCCTCCGGGGAGGTGATCGTCGCTGTGATCCTCGATGGGAAGTTAGTCAACCCGTACACCGTCCCTCCACCGTAAGTGTAGGACGCTGCTGTTCCGAGCACCAGCTTCTCCGCCTCTTCCGACACCCGCCGTGCCGCGAGCTGGGCAGTCGTGACGTCGATAGAGGCCCCGATGTTCCTGGAGGTTGCGATCTGCCGGGCATTGAAGTAGAAGTCCTTGTGAATCACCGGAAGCGGCAAGTTCACGAGGTCATACTCAGGCCGGTCGCCTTCGCTCTTACGGGCCGGGTCCATGCTGATGGTGGCCGCCGTGATGTCGCTGACGGATTCCGTCTGCAGCACCGTCTTGCCCATGCCATTGGGGATGTTGAACGTGAGTCCGGCACCCCGCAGATCCGCGACGACGCGCAACCGCTCCTTCGCCGCCATGATGATGGCTTCGTCGAGCAGCTTCCACTCGTCCTTCCGCAACGTCGCATTGGCAACGGGCGTGGGGACCGCGATCATCTTTCCACCGTGGTTCTGGGCGATGTAGTGGCGCCCGTCCTTCCCGATCCAGGGGCGGAGGCACGACACGTCAAACCCATTGCTGAGCAGAGACGCCGCAACCTTCCCTTGCGCTTGTCCGTTTAGAATGAAGTCCATAATGTAGTTTCCTTTCGGTTACTTGCGTTTCTGTTACAGGATCCTCACCCGCAGCCGCTCGTCGGCCGACTCGCTGTCGCTCAAGTCCAAGTCCTCGAGTGCGACGGCAATGGGTTTGTCACTTCCGGTGGCGACCTTCAAGGCCCCATCCCCGTTACTGGTGAGGAGTTCGCCTGTCTCGACGTCCTCGCCCCATGACAGATAGGCGTAAACAACGTCGCCCGGCTGTGCCACAACAATCCCCACCACGTCATCGGCGGCGTAGGACTCGCTGATCTCTTTGCCTTGGAGGGCATCCTCCAGAGCGAACAGGCGTTCGGCATAGCCTCCCGCTGTCGCGTGTTCGGTAACCTTGCCGGCAGTGGTCAAAACAAGCAGAGCGCCGGGGCGGATGGCTCCCGCCGCCACGATCTCCTCATGCCGACCATCACCCAGCAGGTGAATTCTTTTCGGTACTTCAGGCATAACAATGGTTCCTTTCGTTTCTGTCGTTAACTGCGGTTCACTTGCCGAAGTTGATCACCGGCATCACGAGGGCTTCCTCCGCCTCGTTGCCGACCGAGACCGGTGCCTGGCCGCCGTAGTAAGGAGCGGGCTGCTGGGTGTCCGCCTTCGGTGCGGCCAGCCGGCAGAGGTTCCTCAACTCGTTCAGCGGTTTCGATTCCAACTCCTCCTTGGTGTACCCGTTGTTCTCGTTTTTCAGGATGACACCAATGAGCTTGTTCTTCTCCTCGTTGTACACGGAGATTCCGTTGTTCAGGACTTCCTGGATCTGCGGAGGAGCCGACTTGATGTAGTCACCGACCGTGACCGGAGCTGACGGGGCGTTTGTCGTCGCTGCCGTTGTTGCCGGGGCCGTTGTTGCGGCCGGGGCCGCCGGAGCCGGAGACTTCGCAATGGAAATGCGGGCCAATTGCTCCTCCGTAAAGGCGTTGAGCTGTGGCCGGTCCGCTTCCGTCAACCCGACGTTCGCCGCGATCAACGCGTCGATCTTTTCCTTCGCCTTGGGAGTAGGCGCAGGTGGCACAACCTTGATCCCTCCCTGGATCTGCTTGAGCTGATCATCACCGAGATTCATCAACACCGGACGGTCCGTCTCCTTCCATCCTGTATTGCTCGCGATGATCGCATCTACCTGTTCTTTTTTGTTCATAGGTGGTTCTTCGTTGTTTTGTTGGTTACCGACGAAGGATCCTTCCTTCACCGTCCGGTATTCTGTCACGCGAGTGACTTCTACTGGGGTCTCATCACCCAATGAAACTCCAGAATCGTTTGCAGTGTAACCCAGCCGCCAGAGCTTCCCATCCTTTTCGTAGATGAAGAAGTTGGAGTACACATCCGCAATCCAAATGAACGGCCCGTCGTCACCCACATTGAACTTCTTCCGGACCGCCGTGGATAGGGCCGAATGGATGTTGGAGGCCGACATCTCGTTGTCGAGGACACCCATTTTGATGAGGGCCTTCCGCATCGCCTTCGAGGCCGGGTTGTCATTGAAAGCATTGTTGCGGAGGAAGCCCGCGCCGTCTGCAATCGAGCAGGCTCCGACTTGATCGGGTAGCAAGGCGAGGTGATCGGGACGATAATTGCGGGCGATACCAGCATAATCCTCACCCTTCCATGTCCCAGTAGTCTCCTCTACGTCCACGAACACCCCGGTGGAGAGTTCCATCATTTCCTTGTTATCAATCGCAGCCGTGATCCTGTTATCGACTACATCGGCGCGGTCCTTTTCAATCCAGGCCTCGGAGCGGAGGCGTCCTCCTTCAAACTTGGTGTTCATCATCAAACCCACCTTGCGATTGTTGATGATCACAGGATCGCAAGCGGAGATTCCCTCTCCATTCATTGTGGGGTGATAAACGACGATAGGTTTGTGATTCCAGACCACTGGAGTCTTGCCAAGTTCCTCCTTGGGATAGTATAAGGGACCCTGGGACCCTTGATGTACTCCTTCGGTGAGGATGATCATTGGAACCACAGTGTAGTTCCTTCCCTCCAGGGTGTCCATGCGACAACCGGAGGGAAGCAGATTACAAGTCAATCTCGAAAATCGTTTCATGGTTCATATGAGTTGTTTCATATTCACTTCATTTACACCCAAGACTATCACTCAAAAACGCGGTTTTGGTAAACAGTTTTTTGACGAAAAGTAGAACACCTAGGCCCATCCTGCCAGGTGTTCTTCGTGTTCAA